ATCTCCCGCACTGGTCGGGTCCAGTCATGGCTGGATAACCCAGAATCAAGACTTCCAGTGAGCTGTACTGTATTTGTTGTCGAGGACTCTATGGAGGGTGACAACGGTATAGAGGCCAGCTGGAGATTCGCATCACATGCCCTCAGAAATGGGGCAGGGTGTGCAATACACCTATCTAAATTACGTCCAAAAGGAGCTGACAATGGTCGTGGCTTGACTGCTAGTGGCCCAGTATCCTTTGGCAAAATTTACTCAGTACTAAACGAAATACTACGCAGAGGGGGGACGTACAAAAATGGAGCGATTGTTCTTCATATGGATCTCGATCATCCTGATAGCATTGAGTTCATTACTACTCCTAGATCAGAACTCCCATGGGTCAAAAGGTGTATTGACCTTGATGATGAAAAATGGGAGAACGCTAGTGATACAACACGGGAAGCGTTGATATACGGAATACGGTCAGGTGATATCTGGCTAAACAAAATTAAACACAATGAACAAGGAGAAAGAATTTATGGCAACGTCTGTCTTGAGGTTTACTTGCCCTCACGAGGAACTTGCTTGTTACAGCATGTCAATCTCTCAGCCTGTAGTACCCAATCCATCAGAGAGGGTTTCATTAAAGGTATGTCCGAGTTGTGCAGCCTCCATAGCAGGACAGGTGTTGGAGCAACTGGAGAATACTTGCCGTCTGATATCGACAGACAAGTTGGCCTCGGTATCCTCGGACTTGCAAACTTACTTGCAAGACACGGAGTAACATACGAGCAATTCGGTAGAGCACTACAATGCGTAAACAACAATGGATCTATTGTTACCAGAGCTGAGCATATTGCCAGCGAACTTAGATATGGTATTGAAGCTGCCGCTGAAGTGGCTAGGGCTAATAATATGGTTAGAGCGTTCTGCATTGCTCCAACAGCCTCATGTAGTTATCGAAGCAAGGATCTGGATGGCTTTACGAGTACCCCAGAAATTGCACCCCCAATCAGTCGCACTGTGGACAGAGATAGTGGGACATTCGGAGTGCAAACCTATAACTATGGACAAGTAGAGATAGCTAGTGAAGTAGGCTGGGAAGCTTACAAGAGAGTAGCAGATGAGATAATGATAATGTATAATAAAACAGGACTTCTTCATGGCTACAGCTTTAACTCTTGGAGTGATGTTGTAGAATACGACAATGATTTCGTGGAAGAGTGGTTGGCATCGCCTCAAACCTCCTTATATTACAGCCTTCAGGTAATGGGAGACACACAAGATAAGAGCGATGCGTATGCAGCATTAGATGAATCTGACGTTGAAGATTACTTGCAGGGTATTTTAAACGAAACCCCAATAACCTGCGATTGTCAAGAATGAAAAATCCTTATGAAAAATTACTCAATAGAAAGAGAACTTGGACACCAGTCCAAACTACAGCTGGTGAGCTTAAACACGGAGCAGAAGAAGCCATCTACCGTGCCCTTGCAATACGGCATATGGAGCTACCAGTTGGCGAGTTCATTACAGAAGCACTTGAGAAAGATGTTCCCGACTCTGCACGAGTACTTCTAGAATCAAACGTTAAGGATGAGGTCAAACACGACCTCGCCCTTACATACATCACGAACGCTATAGGCGTAGATTCACAATCAGAATTAGAAGCCCTCAGGTTACGTGATGCCTGGGAAGCTCACCCCGATCACACTATATTAAAAGCTTTGGTAGCCGAACGTGCTATATTCTTTGTTATTTTGCCTTTCTTTAGGTTTTGTGGCGATCCTGGTCTCAGAACGGTATCAGCTGATATTTCCAGAGACGAACAAATTCACGTTGCCTGTAATTCTCTCGTTTGTTCTGCTATGGGTTTACGCCCTAGTAATTCTTTGGACAAACTTAGGAAAGCCACGATTAATTGGATCTTTCAGCCACTAGGTATAAATACTACCGATAAATATTTGGACAAAAATTTCTGGCTGGATTCATCAGACCGATTAATGTATGAGGGCAAGGCACCTCAACTTTCTGACACCAGATCAGCTCGTATGCCAGCTTTCTTTGAACATGCAAACACAAATCTACCCCAGTACGCTTAACCTCCATACGGAGAAGCTAGAAAAATTAATTGAAGATTTAGAAAATCAATTTCCACCGCACACAATCCATCCTAAAGAAGACATAAGTGCTATCATGTATAGAGCTGGACAAGCTAGTGTGGTAGCATATGTAAAACAATTATTAGAAGAATAACATGTGCATATTTAGAGCACCAAAACCAGCTGCTTTACCGTCACCAGCACCAATACAACCTCGGCTTTCTAATCAAGCTGCTGTTAAAGGGAGTAGAATACCTGAGAAAAAAGAGTTAACAGATCCAGATGAGGTAGCTGATGTATCATACGGATCACAAAAGAAACAAACTTCAGCAAGTAAAAGAACTGGTACAGCTGCATTATCTATACCATTAAATACTGGTACAACAGGTTCAGCAACAAGAGGTCTAAATGTATAAGGCAAGTGAAAGATACAGTCAACTAGCATCAGGACGTTCACAATTCCTAGACACAGCAGTTGAATGTTCAGAACTTACCTTACCATATCTAGTACAACATGACATAAGTCAGAAGGGAGGTAAGCAGCATTTAACACAGCCTTGGCAGTCAGTTGGTGCCAAAGCGGTAGTTACCTTGGCAGCTAAATTAATGTTAGCCTTGCTACCTCCACAGACAAGTTTCTTCAAGCTACAAGTCAGAGATGATAAGTTAGGAGAGGACTTAGATCCTGCAATGAGAAGTGAGTTAGACTTATCTTTCTCTAAGATAGAGAGGATGATTCTAGATTATATTGCTGCTCAAAATGATAGAGTAGTAGTCCATCAAGCACTGAAACATTTGATTGTCTCAGGTAATGCTCTTATCTTTATGGGTAAGGATGGTCTTAAACATTTCCCATTACAAAGGTATGTTGTTAACAGAGATGGTAACGGTAACATAATAGAAATAGTTACTAAAGAAATTATTAGTAGAAAGGTACTAGGTATTGAACCTAAACCCTCGTACCCAAATGACCCTAATCAACAGGGAACAGGTTCAGATGAAGACGACGCAGAAGTATACACATGCGTTAAGATGGATTCAAAGAGTGGTCGTTGGGTATGGCATCAAGAAGTAGATGATATGATCATCCCTGATAGTCGTAGTACAGCACCAAAGAATGCAAATCCATGGTTAGTTCTTCGATTCAACACAGTAGATGGAGAAGACTACGGACGTGGTAGAGTAGAAGAGTTTATAGGAGACCTTAGATCACTTAACGGACTATCACAAGCCCTCGTTGAAGGGTCTGCAGTAGCTGCTAAAGTAGTATTCTTAGTATCCCCTTCAGCTACAACTAAACCACAGACATTATCTAAAGCTGGTAACGGTGCTATCATACAAGGTAGACCAGAAGATGTTGGAGTAGTACAAGTAGGTAAGACTGCTGACTTCCAGACAGCTTCACAGATGATGATAGGTTTGGAGAAAAGAATATCAGAAGGCTTCTTAATACTTAATGTAAGAGACTCTGAACGTACTACAGCAGAAGAAGTTAGGATGACTCAGTTTGAATTGGAACAAGCCTTAGGTGGTCTGTTTAGTTTACTAACTGTAGAATTCCTCATACCATATCTAAACCGTACGTTACTAGTACTCCAAAGAAATAATGAGATACCTAAGTTACCTAAAGATGTGGTAAGACCAAGGATCGTAGCTGGTGTTAATCAGTTAGGCCGTGGTCAAGATGCTCAAGCACTAACACAATTCATGGGTACTGTAGCTCAGACATTAGGACCAGAAGCTATAATGAAGTACGTTAATCCTGAAGAAGCTATCAAACGATTAGCTGCCTCTCAAGGAATAGATGTACTTAATCTTGTTAAGACTCAAGGTCAACTACAACAAGATATGCAACAAGCACAACAGATGCAAGCACAACAATCCTTAGTAGATCAAGCAGGTCAACTAGCTAGTACACCGATGATGGATCCTTCTAAAGATCCTGAAGCTAAAGATAGGATAGATAGCGTTGCACAATCAATACAACCACCTCAAGAATAAATGGCAGAAACATTAACAGTTGATCCTACTCCACAAGCAGAAGTAGCTGATTCAGTTGAAGGTATATCTCTTACAGCTGAAGAGCAGGACTCCTTACAAGTAGGAGAACAGATACAGGAACAACAAGAACAATTATATGCTGGTAAGTATAAGTCAGCAGAAGAATTAGAAAAAGCCTATGGAGAACTTCAGAAAAAACTTGGAGAAAAAGGTGATGAAGATAGCGAAGCAGCTGGGGACTCCGAACCTGCTGAGTCAGAAGAAAACAGCGAAGAAGAAGAAGAAGCTACACAAGTATCTCCAGAAGCTCAGTTGATAACATCTGCATCAGATGAGTATGCTGAGAAGGGAGAGCTATCAGCTGAAACATTAAATAAGTTTTCAGCTATGAGTAGCCAAGACTTAGTTAAAGCTTACATGGAAGCTCAAGCTAATGCACCAGAACAGAGTACTGTTGCTGCAGATATTTCAGATGCCTCAGTAAATGAGGTAAAAAATTTTGTAGGGGGAGAGCAGTCCTATAATAATATAGTGAATTGGGCTAGTCAAAATCTAGACCAGAATTCTATAGATGCTTTCGATAGTATAATTAATACTGGTAGTGTTGAAGCTATCAAGTTAGCAGTTTCTGGATTAAAATCTCAGTACGATAATGTAAACGGATACGAAGGTGAAATGTTAACAGGTAAAGCACCCACAAATACAAAAGATGTCTACCGTAGTCAAGCAGAATTAGTTTCAGCTATGAGTGACAGTAGGTATGATGACGACCCTGCTTATAGGCAAGATGTCATTGCTAAACTAGAACGATCCGATAACTTACAGTTTTAATTATGGGAAAAGGTAAAGACTGGAATACTCCTTTAAGTCCAGATGAATTAAAGGAAATTCAAAAAAGATTAAAAGGTAAAGGTGGTTCACCAGGTCAAGTCTGGAAAAAAGCTAGTGCAAATAGATCTAAACTATTAGCTCATGGTCAGTTCTTTGATGATGACGGTAGGATAACTAAACAAGATCCTAGTGTAGGTATCACGCCTAGTGGTAAGAAGATAAAGATGGAAGTAGATAAAAAGAAACAGAAAAAAAACAAAGCTAAGCACAATAGATTGTATCATTAAGTGTATCGTGGCGACCTGAACTTTCATCCTCGCCCATTAACTTACTCATTATTTTAATGAACGACACAGAAGTAATTCAACTTCAAGCACCTATTGAATACACTATGAACGACAACGCTGAACTTCAGAATGGTCGCTGGGCAATGCTCGGCATAATGGCAGCTCTAGGAGCCTACGCCACGACTGGACAAATTATCCCTGGAATATTTTAAATGAAAAAAATCACTCTAGCTATTGCAGCTACTCTATTCTCTAGTCCTGTACTTGCAGGACCATATGTTAACGTTGAATCCAACGCTAACTACACTGGCTCTGATTATACATCAAGAGCTACCGACCTACACCTAGGTTATGAAAACAATCTTGGCGATCTTGCATACTATATCCAAGGCGGTAAGACAATTAATGCTGCTGATGGCGTTGATTCAGAGTCTACTTTCTCTGGCAAGCTTGGTGGCTCTGTCTCAGCTACAGATAAACTTGGCGTCTATGGCGAAGTATCTTTCGCACAAGTGGAAGACGCTGACAACACCTACGGTACAAAACTAGGAGTTAAATACTCTTTCTAATTAAATGACTACAGCCACACTAACAAAACCAAATACCAACTGGCAGAGTTTATGTGACTGGGTTACAAGCACTGATAACCGCCTCTACGTGGGGTGGTTTGGTGTGCTTATGATCCCTGCACTCTTAACTGCTACAACAGCTTTTATAGTAGCTTTTATAGCTGCTCCACCAGTTGACATAGACGGTATACGTGAACCAGTAGCTGGCTCTTTACTCTATGGAAACAACATCATATCGGGATCTCAGCATACCTGGGACGACAATGGGAACTTAGTTATCGACTAGGAATGCGACCATGGATTTGCGTCGCTTATTCTGCACCAGTTGCAGCAGCCTTCTCCGTCTTCCTTGTTTATCCATTCGGTCAAGGAAGTTTCTCTGATGGAATGCCTCTTGGCATTGCAGGGACTTTCAATTTTATGTTTGTCTTTCAAGCAGAGCACAATATCCTTATGCATCCGTTCCATATGCTCGGTGTTGCAGGGGTATTCGGTGGAGCTTTATTCGCTGCTATGCATGGAAGTCTTGTTACTTCCTCGCTCATTCGTGAAACGACTGGGCTTACCTCACAAAACTATGGATATAAATTCGGTCAGGAGGAGGAGACGTATAACATTGTTGCGGCTCATGGCTACTTTGGAAGACTTATCTTCCAATATGCCAGCTTTAACAATAGTCGTAGCTTACATTTTTTCCTTGCTACTTGGCCCGTCGTTTGCATATGGCTTACCAGTATGGGAATCTCCAC